GCTGGTATTACCGGCCTCGGCGCCACGCTGGTCTGCATTGATGACCCGGTGAAGTCCCGCGAAGAGGCCGAATCCGAGGCCTACCGCGAGCGCGTCTGGAACTGGTACCGCGACGACCTCTACACCCGCCTCGAACCTGGCGCCGCCGTCGTGCTCACCATGACCCGCTGGCACGAAGACGACCTCGCCGGCCGCATCCTCAGCTCCGACGACGCGCCCAACTGGACCGTCATCAATCTGCCGGCCATCGCAGAAGAGAACGACCCGCTTGGCCGTGCCCCCGGTGAGGCCCTGTGCCCGGAGCGCTACGACCTCGACGCGCTGCAGGATCGCCGCCGCGTGCTGGGTGAATACGGCTTCAATGCCCTCTTTCAGCAGCGCCCCGCACCGCCAGCCGGTGGGCTGTTCAAGCGCTCCTGGTGGCAGACCTACCGCGAGCTGCCGCAGCTAGAGCGCGTCATCACCTCCTGGGACCTCACGTTTAAAGACGGACCCAACACCGACTATGTGGTCGGCCTGGTGATCGGGCAGCTCGGCAGCCGTTTCTACCTGCTGGACTGCATCCGCGATCGGCTCGACATCACCGAAACCATCCCCGCGATTGTCAACACCTTCAACCGCTACAAACCCGTTGCCACCGTGGTGGAAGACAAGGCCAACGGCCCGGCGGTGATCTCCCTGCTCAAATCCAAGATCCCCGGCCTGATCGCCGTCAACCCGCAGGGGGGCAAGTTCTCCCGCGCTGCGGCCATCTCCCCGCTCATCGAAGCCGGCAACGTCTATCTGCCGGAGCGCAGCAGCTGGGCCTCGACCCTCATTGAAGAGGCCGCCGCCTTCCCCAACGCTGCCCACGACGACCAAGTAGATGCCCTGAGCCAAGGCCTGGCCTGGCTGCGTTCACGCCCCACCATCGCCACCAGTGCAGCTGTTTCCTACGGCCAGGGGGCAATCTGGTGACCACCATGGCTAGGGCTCGCCAGCGCAAGTCAGATCCAGGGCAGCTCAGTCTCTGGGATGCGCCTGTGGTGGCCAGCGCACCATGGCCCAGGCCCATGCCCGCGCCATTTCCGGTTGCGGTCACAGCGGCCAAACCCCAGCGCCGCACCACCGGCCTGCTGTATCACGAAACCTGCCCGCGCAAACGCCGCGCCGAGGAGCGCATGGTTGCCGAACACGTCCCCCTCCTCAAGCTGATCATCAAACAGCAGCGGCACAACTACCACTGCCTTGAACTTGACGACCTCTACAGCTTGGGCCTGATCGGGCTGCTCAAAGCCGTGCGCCGTTTTGACCCAGAGCGCGGCTTCAAGTTCTCCTCCATTGCCCTGCCCTTCATCCTGGGCGAGTGGCGCCACTACATCCGCGACCACAACTTCTGGCTCAAGGCCCCCGGCAGCGTGCGCCAGCGGGGCATGCAGGCCCGGCGCCTGCTGGACCGTGGCGAAACGCCGCAGCAGGTCTGCACCATGCTCGGCATTGACCTGGGCACCCTCAAGCTCGACCTGCGTGCCACCACCGGCATGGGCCATGAACTGGGCCATTTCGAGCTGCACAACAGCGATCAGGCCATGGATGCCGGCTGGCTGTAGACAACCGCAGCAGCATCGACTAGGATCTGCTAGTCGGAAGCGCAGGGCACGGCCCGCCACCGACGCATCCCCAAGCATTCCCACCCATGACCGTCACCACCCTCCTGTGGGTGCTGCTGGTTCCGCTGATCGCTGTGATCGGTGTGATCCTCTGGCTCAGCGAGAGCCGCCAGCAACGCATCCGCCGTCTCCGCGCCAAAGGCTGGAGTCAGCAACGCATCGCCACCCACCTCAACACCACCCGCTACCACGTGCGCCGCGCCTTGGCTTAACCCTCAGCGGCAATTTCAAGGCACGGAAGGGTTACCCATGAATGGACGGCAGGCCTGCCATTGACGGCGATCTCTTCGATGCGCCGAACCTGCCGACCTGGAAACATCCAGTCCTGCGGGACATCGAACCCGATCTCAAGCTGCTGAACGATTGCTGGCACGGCCTGCGCGGCAGTACCGCCACCTATTTGCCACAGGAAGTCAAAGAGCCAGACCGCGCCTACCAGGCCCGTCTGGCACGGGCCACCTATGTGCCCAGCTTTCGCAAGGCCGTAGAAGCCATGAGCGGCATCCTGGCGCAGTACAGCTTGACGGATCTGCCACTGTCGCTGGAGCAGCAGCTGGATGATGTGGACCAGCTGGGCAACAACCTCACGGCCTTCATGGCCATGGCCGATGCGCTGGCCATGCGCGATGGCGGCTGCGCCGTGATGGTGGAGATGCCGCAGCAGGCAGCGGTGTCATCGGAGGCCGATCGCTTGGCCCTCGGCCGTCAGCCCTATCTGGTGCTCCTGGAGCGGCGCCACATCCTCAACTGGAAGAGCGAATACATCGCCGGCCAAGAGGTGCTCACCCAGGCCACCGTGATGGAATGGCGCGAGGTGGAATCCGGTGATTTCGGGTTCACCTTGGAGCCGTTTTTTCGGGTGCTGACGCCCAGCGCGTTTCAGGTCTACAAGCTCAACAAACAGCTAGGCGCCACCACCAAGCTGCAACTGGTGGAAGAAGGATTTACCAGCCTGCAGGAGGTGCCGCTGATTTGGTACTCACCGCAGCCGCAGCGTTGGGGCCACGGGCTGCCGCCGTTCCGCGAGCTGGCCCTGCTCACCCTGCAGCACTACCGCAGCCGCTCGGACCTCAACGAACTGCTGCACCGCTGCGCGTTGCCGGTGCCCGTGCGCCGTGGCGCCCTGCTGCTGGACGGCCAGACGCCGCCACCGCTGGTGATCGGCCCCAACAGCGTTGTCGATGTGCCCGTTGATGGTGACTTTCGGTTTGCCGAGCCCTCCGGCAGCAGCCTCGCCCAGCAGCAGGAGCACCTGCGGCACATCGAAGAGCTGATCAACGCTGAGACGTTGGCATTCATGAGCGGCAAAGAGGCCGTTACCGCGACCCAGGCCAGGCTGCAGGCAGGGCAAGTGCAGAGCGGGCTGATGCTTGCGGGGCTGCAAAAGGCGAACCTGTTTGAGCAGATCCAGTTCCTTTGGTGCGCCTACACCGAAGAGGATCCCACCGGCAGCTTGAGCATCAACGCCCAGGCGCTGGAAGCCAAGCTCGAACCGCAGCAGGTGGCCCAGCTGCAGGCCCTGGCCGATGGCGGCTACCTCAGCAAGGAAACCACCCTGGAGCTGCTGCAGCGCGGCGGCATCCTGCCGGCTGATTTTGATGTCATTGCCGAAGTGGCCGAAATGGACGGCCGCCAGCAGCAGGAACTGGATCAACAGCTGGAGCGCGACCGGCAGCTGCTGGAGGGCAACCTGCTGATGCCGCCCACTGGTTTGGGTAGCTGATGGATCCGGCCGACAGCTGGGAGCGGCTCGGCAATGCCCTGCTGGGCCCCTATGAACGCGACATCCTTGACGGCCTGACCGGCGCCTACCGGGCGCTGGAGGGGCGGATTGAAACGGCCTACAAGCGTGCGGCGGATGGTGCCAGCGCGATGCCGCTGCAGCGACTGCTGATCCTGCGCGAGCAGCTGGGCCAGGAGTTGGGCGCCCTGAAGCTGCCGCCAGATTTGCAACCGGTGGTGAACCAAGCGCTACGGGCTGGGCTGAAGGCAGGAGATTTCTGGGCCCTGGCTGAACTGCGGCGGGTGGCGCAGAACGCCCCGGCCAATGCCGAGGAAGCGCTCGGGCAGCTGAGCCAAGCGGCCAGAAATGCCGAGGCAATCCTGTCGCCCGGCATGGCGCAACAGAACCCCAGCGCCTTGGTGGCAGCCGCGCAGCGTGAAGCGGCCCTGGCCAACTACGCCGCCGGTGGTCGCGGCACCCAGGCCTTTGCCCTGCTCAATCGGCTGGTGGAGGTGGACCTGCGCGGGCGCATCATTGGCTCGGTGGAGTTTCACCTGGCCAGCGGCGACAGCTGGCGGCAGCTGCGCAGCACCCTGCAGAACAACCTGGAGCTAACCAAAAGCCGGGCGCAGATGGTCGCCCGCACCGAGATGGCTGCCGCGATGGTGGAGGGCACAAAGCTCCGCTACGAAGCCGAGGGCATTCAGCAAGTGCAGTGGCAAGCGGTAGGCAGCAGCCGCACCTGCGGCTATTGCGCCCCACGCCACGGCAAGGTCTACCGCTTGGGTGAGGTGGTCTGCCCAGCGCACCCCAATTGCCGCTGCACGGTGACGCCGTGGGACCCCGAATGGGAGGAGCTGGGCCTGGTGGATCCGCAAGAGGAGGCCAAGGGCCGGGCGGCGGTGCTGGCCGATTTAGAGGCCGCCGGCAAGGAGCCGATCAGTGGACCTAGCCCGTTTGAGAAGTCGCTGGGGATGGAGCGGGCGCCGGAAGCGCTCTGGAGCCCGCCACGGGTGGCAACCAAATCATCAGTAGCTACACAAAGAAAAAACCGAGAGCCAGCAAACCCTGAAGCATTGGCAGCCGAAAATCTTAAAAAGATTGTTGCCAGCAATTTTTCCATTGCTCAATCAACTGCATCAGCTGGGCTTACAAGTTCGGACATTGCAGATGCGCTGCAACAACTTATGGGGCAGCCAGGAGAAGCGGGCGAAAACGCAAAAGCCATGGTTCAATTTTTAGACAAAAGCGGAACTACTTTTGTTTTTACA